TTCTGGTTGGGCGATCCGATAGAATTGTCATATAAAGAATCATCTTCTGCGGGTTTTACAATATACTCTGCTGTGTTAAATCCCACCTTCATGCCGATAGTATTGGCGCTGTGTTCTCTCACCATAAAATTATCAGCAAGTGTCTTTAAGAAGAATCCTTTTTGGTATATTATTCCCTGACCCACATGGATTCCGTATCCCACACCCAGAGCATTTACTGTGCTATTAGAAGAAAGCGTGTACAGTATGCCAGATTTATTAGAAGCAACTAACGGACCTTGTTTATCTTGAAACGGTACATATACATCGATCTGTTCTTGTGTAGTATTGAACGTTTTTACTTCCTGCCCAGAATTATTTCCAGAATTTAGATATAATACATACGCCCTATTTGTGTCTGAAGATCCCTGATTAACAACAGATTCTGCTCCTACAAATGCCTGAAAGACAGCTGCTCTCAATCCGGATGTATTAGAAACAAGCAGATAAGAATTGGTTAAATGTGATTGTGAGTTCGCTATATCAGTATTATTTTTTACTATCAAACTAAAATCGATAGTTGCTGTATTACCATCAGTGAATTTAATTTGTGGTAAATCTGGATATTCAGTAAAATTACAACCTTCGATGACGCTGCCATCTTTATAGATGCTGTCTCCAAATCGTGAGACTTGTTTCTGCATCATCGTCTGTAGCTGAGTTAACTCCCTTGCTTGCACAGCAGTTGACGGACGAAACAGCATCCTATAATACTGCTTATCCTCATCATAATCATCATAAAAAGGAGCGACATTAAAATTTGTTTGTAACTCAGCCATCATACTTCCTTAAAAATTAAGATATAGTTTAACTTGTTCTTTAGTAATGCTAGTTCTATCAATAGGTTGGATATTCTTATAATAGAATATCTCACCTGAATACGGCACCAAGTCTGAAATATTTATAACAGTAATCGTGCATGTTTTACCAGTATCATTTGATAATACGGTTTCATATGGCTGGAATGTGCCCACCGAATTTAACACGTACATGCTAGAAGTATTCATATAAGCAACAGTTGCTGTGGCTTTGCTATTTAACCCGCTTATCGTGTCCCCTGAATTAAATATATTCGTTGTATTGAACAAGTTAAAATTTAACATATTATTGAATTTAGTGCTGTTTAAATTGCTCAAATCTAATGAAGAAGAAGGGTTATATAACAATCCTATCTGTCTATATTTTGCCCATGATGGAAATCCATCTGTTGCAGATGTTTCTACAGAAAGGCCCAATATATCAGATCCCAGTTCTGATACGACATCAGATCCATGGCCTCCAGGAGGAGATATTATGGGATAGGCAGAAGCAAGCGATCCAAACTCAGAATTGGCTATGATAGTGATATCTGCATAAGAATAGTTTCTGCCTTTGTTTTCTATTGTTATGGATGTTAGCGAACCGGTATTTGCATTGATAGTAGAATATGCAGTAGCACCCGTGCCGTCTCCTGTTATCTTGACTTGAGGAGCGATCCTGTATAAAGATGTGCTATCCAATCCCACGATATCATCTGAAGTTGAGACAAACTTTCCAGATGTATTAACAACATAACCATCAACAACAGACAGCGCAGGTGAACCTGTCCCTGAATAGACATAGAATGCAGATTTACTATATGCTCCGTTGATGCTCGAAGCGCCAGAGTTTGCTATTTTAAAGCTTTTATTGGTGATCACCTGATCGATGCTGCCATTGGCATCGATGTAATTTTTACCCGCATTGTCCACGATCATCACATGCAAACCGCCTTTTATAGCAGCTCTTGCAACTGTTGCATTTGGAACTACAGGGAAATAATCAACAGTATCGAATTTTTTCCTGGATGCTGAATCAATCGTAAACAAATATTTCCATACATATCCATCACCCGGATTGGTAAAATCTCCGCTTGTCTGTGTAGTATCAGGTTCTACTGTGGATTTAGCGCCATAGTTATTGAATAGACACTTGTATACTCTATTTTTTCTATTGATCACATAAAAATTCTTACTGTATAGATCAGGATCGAGATGTGAATAATAATCATATACAGTACCTGTCGTCCATGTTATCCTTTGGGCTATATATCCGATATCAGCCTCAAATACTTTTTTGCCGAATAATATATTAGAGTATACGTTATAGAATGATTCTTTTATGGAAGTATTGGTAGCTGGAGGATTATTATCGTCAGTCCATTCTAAAAATTTACCGAATGTCACATAATAATTTGAACCGAAACTTTTAACTGTGGTGTTGCCGGTGGCGGTGATTCCTTGCAGGAAATGTCCAGTTTGTGTCAATCCTTTAGTGAGGGTGATTCTGGGACCTCCGCTTGTTTCAGATAAAGCAATCTTGGTTGTATTGGCATGCTGAACATAATAAGTTACATCTGACACTATGGGATTTATCGCTGTGTTACCTTCAGCAACAACATATTTAATCCGATCACCTGTCTGAAATACAGATGTTCCGTACTCAGAGGATAATACTGATATTGAAATTGTGCTGTTTGCGTCAGTAGTCAATCCTGTGCTTGCTCCGCCTGTGACGGCAGTGTTGGCATTAAAAGATGTACGTATGGGAGAAGCAAAAGTGATAGTGGGATCAGCAGCATAATTTGCGCCGGCAAATATGATATTTGTATTTAAAATATTACCTTCGTTGTCTGCTATACCATCTGCAATCGCAGTACCTGTGCTAAACAATATAGATGCATTAGCAGTATATCCGGATCCGCTATCTATTATATCGATCCTTGAGACTGACAGGCCAGTCCCGGCGATATCGCTCTTCATCTCTTCGATGAATTTATTTTTGATGTTCCTGTTGAATATTCCGGCCATATTTACATTACCCGCCTGATGAGATTATAACGCCTCTGGCATTATAAGTTGTAGTTGCTTCAACCAATATGTTCTGATCAAATTTATTTGTATCTATTATCAAAGGTTTACCAAACATCTTATTTCCTACAGGATGAGTCAGTTTCTTGATTATATCAATGTATTTATCTAAAGATTTTTCTACTTGGATCTCATACGAAAATTCCTGATAGTAATCGCTGTCTGTAACATATTTATCTGCATTTAAGAAACCGCTATTATCCAGCCATTCACCCTCTTCAGTAGCAACACCGCCGACTATCATATCTAAAGCAGCTGTAAACTCGTTGTTTGATTGATTGATGAATACCAATTGTTCACCCTGGGTATTAAAAGTATATCCTGAAGATAGCAATGCAACTTCCTGGATGACACCATTACCCGTTGCAAGACCGCCCGTGACAATGGCATTATTACCCCACAGGTTGCCATCCTCATCTACTATATTATATCCCCATACTCTTTTTTCAAATATCGTGGGTTGGACCGCACCATTATATTGGCGATCTCCGGATGTGATGGCCTTCAATGATTTTACAGATCCTATCAGCATTGTCGTATCAGCAAGGCAGTTACCCAGGACAGAATCGATAGTTCCAACATTGAGATTTGAGCTGAATTGTGTATTTGCTTGGAGATAGTGTCCGTCGGACCTTACACCAGATCTAGTGGCAGGAGTAAGTGTGATCCTTGATCCACCCACAGACGTCGAGAGAGCGATCACAGTATCATTCGAATGCTGTACATAATATAGAGTATTGTTGGCAAGACCTGTTATTGCTGTATTTCCTGCAAGAGCTCTGTATACTACACTTCTACCGTATTGGAACGTGTTGGCATTCGTGACAGCTATCGTGCTGTTTGCATCTAATGTGATACCTATGGTCGTATTGCCCACGGCTGTTATACCCTGTAGAGCATGACCAGTCTCAGTAAATCCTTTTGTGAGTTGTATTCTTGCGCCGCCAGATGTTTCAGCTAAAGCAATCTTGGTTGTATTTGCATGTTGTACGAAGTATGTGCTTCCGGATGCCAATCCATCTATCGCTGTATTGCCGGCAGCTATACGGTATCTGATCTGATCGCCGACACTGAATGCTGCAGTACCGAATTCACTTGAAAGGATGGCCACGCCGATAGTGCTATTTGCGTCTGTTGTTAATCCTGTGGTTGCCCCGCCTCTGACTGCGCTGTTGGCATTGAAGCTTGTGTTTGCAGGCGCGCTGAATGTGATCGCGGGAGCTGATTCATATGCAGATCCTCTATAAGTAATAGTGCCACCTGATATCTTTCCCACGCTGTTTGCTGTGCCCGTTGCAACAGCACCCCCACTTCCAAAGGTGATTGTGGCATTAGCACTATACCCTGACCCGTTGCTTGTGAGATTGATCTGCGTGACGCCCAATCCAGCACCCGCGATGCTTGCTCCGCCTGTGACAGCGGTGTTGGCATTAAACTGTGTGTTGGCAGGAGCAATGATAGTGTTTGCTTCTGGATCGATCAGATTGGTATTATATGTAAATGTTGATGTATTGGCTAAAGAACCTACTTTAAAACCTGCTCCGGTTCCTAGAGAATTAAACTTATTGACCACAGTGACTGGCGAATCTATAGCATATCCGTATCCGCCATCGATTAATTTAAAACTGATATAACCTCTTGCCTTTTCGGGATCTACTATTGTTTTTACTTCAAACTGCAATCCGGATCCGGACGTGCTTTCAGTAAATAAAATATCACCAGGAGCATGGCTCTCATCTGAATTTACCACAGTTGCACCAACAACAGAACCACGGATCAGGGTTGCCTGTCGTATATCCAGACCTTCATACATCACATATTCACCCGGAACAAACGAATCTCCGCTAGGTCCTGGCACAATATCGGTCAGATATAGTATCTGAGATGAATTTAGTTGTTGATTTATTTTAGCTACTGACATCACATATGCAGTAGCACCTGATGTTGTCCCTCGTATCAGTTTATTGTCATATGTGTAATTCAGGTCTCTTTCTTCTATTTCAATATATTGTTTTCTGGACCATTTTCCGTCAGATAATACAAGAACATCATCCTGAGGAACAAATACTTCTATCTCAAGATTATAAAGAAGCCTGAATAATAACTTCAGCCCTTCTATAGAACCCTTTGATCTATACACGTCCAGGATGTGTTTTTCTAGCAGTGCTTTATTCGAAAGGACGTCTTTGGGGATCCCGTTCATGTATTTTGAGAAGAAAAAATCTATATATTCTTCGCTAACAAAATCGATATCCGAAGTCTCAAGCAGGTTTCTGGATTTTTTTATAGGACCTTGTTCGTCCATCCATTCATAATAAGCAGAGATGAACTGCAGGAAGTTATCACCTTCTTCTCTATAGAAGTCAGGAAACTGATTCTTTACTAGGGGTGCAATGTTTTTTAAATCTGTGATCATTATTGTCTATATGTGCTTACAGCTATACCGATTTCGTCATAATCTATCTTGAGATATTTGCTCTCTTGGACTACGATATCATCATTTATTACTTTGGCAAATATCTTGATGTTTGTATCATAATCATAAGGATTTAGATCAAATGCCAATTCACCTGTATCATAGTTGACAGTTCCTAGGTTAGTTTCTAATATCTGTTGAACTACAGTATCTGTAATCTTATCATACATTATATAATACAATCTAATAAATCCGTTGCCGTCATCGCTCAAAGTAACCTGGCCCTGAGGTGTGGTAGAATTGTAATATACACCATCTTTGAAATAATCAAACGGGCTGCTCTTGATACATTCCGTTTCATTGACGATATAAGGAGCACGCAAAGGTCTTGCTAATGGATTGGAGAAAGAAAAATTAATTCTCTGCTGGATACCTTTTGCAGGAACAAGCGTGTATATTGTTCGAAGCGTCGTCTGATTGCTCACAATCGAAGGATCTGCGGAATCAATCATGGAAGACAGTCTGGATTTACGAAGATCGTTTCCGAAGTCATTCAGATATATCGTTTCATATGACTGGACTTTGCTTAAAACATCAGACCTAAGTTGCTGGATGCTTTTAGTGGTCAGTGAAGGATTATAGCTAACAGCAGATTGCACTTCGATATACATGTATTCAGGATCTTTGATCACGGGTTCTGTCGTGATGCTTTTTGTTCTCAGATAGGCTGCGATATCTGTCTTTAGTTCTGTAGAGACCACAGGGAAATTTCCGTACGGGATCATGCTGACGATGACCTTGCCGTACTGAGGAGGATTGGCATTCTCTCCTCCGTATACATTGACTGTCTTGATCTGAGGATATTTCTCGATGATCAGCGTGGTATAATCTTCTTTGGTGACAGCTCTGTTTTGAGCAGCAAAGTGTCTGGGAGCATTTAACTTCATCGACTCTATTGTTTCTCTCTCAGATCCGTCTGCTGCAGAGATATTGGTCGTCACAGTCACAGTATATGCTGCAGTATCTCCTACCGCAGAAGATATCGCAAAGTTAACAGCTTTATTACCCAGTTCGCCGTTTGTAGATCTATATTTGACCTTTATTATGTTTCCGTTAGCCAATGCTTTACCGGAAATACCATCGCCAAAAACAAGCTCATATTGATCGTTATTGTAGCCCTGAACAAAGTATATTTCTGAATTTGAAGTCAGACCGTATAATGTATCTGCTTTTGTGTATATTGTATTAGAAGAATCGGATGCTGAATTGATAACTGTTACTTTGATACTGTTAGTATCGATGTTAGAAGAATTCAACGAGTATCGCACTGTCCCATCCACAGTGAAGTATTCGTATACAATCTTGCCTTCATAAACATATACAGAATCGGTCACATATCCCACATCTGATCTGTTGATAGTTATAGTTTCATCCGTAGTGAAATCCATGTTTATGCCGTCAACAGTTGTCCTGATAACATAATTTTCCGGAATAACCACATTGGTAGGAACATCTCCCCCGGTATTGACAGCAAAGGTCACTTTCGCTCTTGCGGATGTCCTTGATCTGGGTATGTAATTCAGTGCTTTTGCATGAGATACAACCGAGTTTCTTAGTTGTGAAGAATCAAGAAACATCTCACTGCCTATCATATTGAGATAATATGCGTTCATGTAGGTATTATATGACAATACATCCAGCATAGAATTTAGATTAGATCCTTCAAAATCATAATCTTTGAATGCTGTCTTGGCCTTCATGAAGGCTTTGAGATTGCTTTTAATGCCATCAAAGCTCAATTCTGAGACGTCTAGGAATCCTGTGTTAGCCATTTATCTTACTCTTCTTAAGACGAAATCTAATGTTATCGGTGATATGTTATTGACAACTGAAAATACGACGGTCACTTCATAGGCATTATCGTCTGGAAATCCCTTTGCAGTGACACTGATCAGACGAGCTCTGGGCTCATAATTGTTTATGGTCTCTGTGATCTTTTCTTTTAGGATATATTCGGTATCTTGGCCTATATTTTCGAATAGGGTCTGGCGTATACCTGAACCCAGGCCTGGATTAAAAAACCTCTCA